TCAGCTTCTATTAGAATAACAACTTGACACAAGGGGCATAATATGTTAAAATTAAACAATATAAAAGTAGTGCCCGAACATATAATAGAACAATGTGCAAGAGATATGGGCGACGAGCTTAACAGATATAAGATATTGCTTTACGAAGCTGATATCTTTAGAGAAGAAAGCTTGACGCCTATTTTTTTATGCACTAACGATATGAAATATATATTCATAACATCTTTGGAACAGATGGAAAATAAATTTCACTGAGGTAATATAATGAAATTTTATACTGATGTTTTCGTTAGAGGAAACAAAATCTATACTCGTGGTTATGAGTATGGACGTAGATTTGAATTGATTGAGAATTACAAACCATATCTTTTTGTTGAAAACAAAAATGGGGATTATAAATCTATTGATGGAACACCAGTTTCAAGAATTGATTTTGGTGGTATTAAAGAACAAAAAGAATTTATAGAAAAATATAAAGACGTAGATAATTTTAGAATCTATGGCTTAGAAAATCCAACATACACATATATCTATGATAATTATCGTGGAGATATTGAATACAACCCTTCACACATTTCTGTTGTATCTTTGGATATTGAATGTATTTCAGACCAAGGATTCCCAAATATTCGTTTAGCTGACAAAGAAATCACAGCGATTACCATTCGTAAGAAGGGTATGAATATGGTGTTTGGTTGTGGTTCTTTTGTAACTGATGATAAAAATACACGATATTATCAGTGTGCTGATGAAAAAGAACTATTAGATACATTTGTTACAATTTGGAACCATCCCAATATTAAACCAGATATTGTAACAGGCTGGAATGTTGAGTTCTTTGATATTCCATATCTAGTCAATCGTATTCGTAACATTTGTGGTGAAGATACAGCAAAACAACTATCACCTTGGAAACTTCTGTATGAAAAAAATGTAATGTATCAAGGTAAAGAAAATCAGACCTATACATTACAAGGTATTTCTGTTCTTGATTATTTTCAGTTGTATCGTAAGTTTTCTTTTGGTAATCGTGAAAGTTATAAGCTTGATTATATTGCTTCATTAGAGCTTGGTGAAAAGAAAATTGATTATTCTGAATATGGTTCACTGCTTGAACTTTATAAGAATAACTTTCAAAAGTTCATTGAATATAACATTCACGATGTTGTCTTGGTTGATAGACTTGAAGAGAAGTTAAAGTTTATTGAACAGGTTATGGCATTGGCTTATGATGCTAAAGTAAACTATTCAGATACTATGACAACTGTTCGTCCTTGGGATGTTATTATTCATAACTATTTGATGGATAAGCGTATTGTTATACCAAAGCTATCTGTTAAAGAGACAGAATTTACTCTTGCTGGTGGTTATGTTAAAGACCCAAAAGTTGGTATGAGCAAGTGGGTTGTTTCCTTTGATTTAAATTCGCTCTATCCACATCTCATTATGCAGTATAATATTTCACCAGAAACATTTGTTAAAAGAATTCCTTTTCATACAACGGAAGAATTGTTAGAAAAGAAGCCTATACAATATGAAAGGAATAACTATATCTATTCCGGTAATGGTTGTGTGTTTAAAAATGACTTCCAAGGGTTTCTTCCTGCTCTTATGGAAAAAATGTATAATGACCGAGTTGAATATAAAAACAAAATGATTGAAGCAAAGAAAAGGTATGAAGAATCAAAAAGCAGAGAAGATGAAATGCTTATTGCTAGATATCATAATATGCAAATGGCAAAGAAGATTCAGCTAAACTCAGCTTATGGTGCCCTTGGTAATATTTACTTCAGATGGTTTGATTTCAATCTAGCAGAATCTATTACAAAGTCTGGTCAGTTATCAATTCGTTGGATTGATAAAGCAGTCAATCAATTTATGAATAAGATGCTTGGAACAGAAAATGTTGATTATGTTATTGCATCTGATACAGATTCTATCTATGTTGAAATGGATGAACTTGTAAAGAGAACTGGTATTTCTGATGAGACAAAAATTGTAAAAGCTTTAGATAAATTTTGTGAAACAAAAATTCAAAAACTTCTAGATAGTTCTTATCAAAAACTTGCTGATTATATGAAAGCATATCAGCAGAAGATGTTTATGAAAAGAGAAACTATTGCTAACAAAGGTATTTGGAAAGCAAAGAAGATGTATATCCTCAATGCTTGGAATGTGGAAGGAGTTCAGTATGATGAACCTAAACTAAAGATTCAAGGTATTGAAGCAGTTCGTTCTTCCACACCACAAGTATGTAGAGAATACATTAAAAATGCTTTGAGAATTATTATGAATGAGAATGAAAAATCTCTACAGAAATATATTGAAGATATTAGAAATGAATATAGAACATTACCTTTTGAAGATATTGCTTTTCCTAGAGGGGTAAATGGTCTTGATGTTTATTATGATGCAAAAGAGATATATAAAAAAGCAACACCTATTCACGTAAAAGGTGCTTTAATATTCAATAAAATAATTAAAGACAAAGGATTAAGAAATATTCCGCCTATATCTAATGGTGATAAAATTAAATTTTGCTATTTGAAATTACCAAATATTCTTAAAGATACTGTAATTTCAAATTTAGACTTATTACCAAAAGAGCTTGACATTGACAAGTACATAGATTATGATAAACAATTTGATAAATCATTCTTAGAACCAATTAAAAGCATTACTAATGTTATAGGTTGGGATTCAGAAAAAAAACTAACATTGGAAGGATTATTCTCATGAGTAACAATGATTATGATTTCGGCTTCAGTCTTATGAGCGAAGAAGAAATCAAAGAAAATGAAAAATTGTTGGAAACTGCTGTTATAACTGAAAGTGCCAAATTAGAAGCTTTTAAAAATATGATTATGCCTTTTCTGAATAACTTAACTAAAAATCCAGAAAAGGAATATATTTATTGGCCTGATAGGGCAGAAAAAGTTAAACAGTTCATTAATAAAATTGAAACTTTTTTAGGGAGTGAATAGGGATAATTTCAAAAATTGGTATTTTATATAAGGAAAAGATATGTCAAATCTATTAGAAAAACTAAAGAAATCAGGTTCTATTAAAGATACATTATTACTCAGCGAATCTAAATTTTTTAACATTAAAGATACTATTCCTACAAACATTCCTATCATTAATATTGCTTTAAGTGGTTCTATGAAAGGCGGTCTTTCATCAGGATTAACATTTATTGCAGGAGAATCTAAAAACTTTAAATCATTACTTGGATTAATGTTAGTAAAAGCATACTTAAGTAAGTATGAAGATGCTATTTGCTTGTTTTATGACTCGGAATTTGGTATAACACCAGAGTATATCCAAACAAATGGAATTGATACCAACAGGGTTTTACATATTCCTGTTGAACATCTTGAACAGTTAAAATTTGATATCTCTAAAAGATTAGAAAGCATTGATAGAGATGATAGAGTTATTATATTTGTGGATTCAGTTGGAAATTTAGCTTCAAAGAAAGAAGTTGAAGATGCTTTAGATGGAAAATCAGTTGCTGATATGTCTAGAGCAAAAGTAATGAAATCTTTATGGAGAATTGTAACTCCCCATTTAACAATAAAAGATATTCCCTGTGTTGCTATCAATCACACATATCAAACTATGGAAATGTATTCCAAACCAATTATGAGTGGTGGTACAGGTGGTATGTATAGTTCAAATAAAGTTTTATTTATTTCAAAAGCACAAGATAAAGATAAAACAAGTAAAGAATTATTGGGTTATGATTTTACTATTAATATTGAAAAATCAAGATTAGTAAAAGAAAAATCAAAATTCACTTTTAATGTTAAATTTGAGGGAGGTATTAATAAATGGTCAGGTTTATTAGATTTAGCAATTGATGCGGGATTGGTTGTTAAACCCAGTCAGGGATGGTATTCAAAGGTAAATCAAGAAACAGGTGAGATTGAAGAAAAAAAATACAGAGAAAAAGAAACTAATAATAAAGAGTTTTGGGAGGATATTATATCAAATGAAAAATTTAATATATTCATTGAAGAAAAATATCAGTTAAGTAAAAAGACAAAAATTTTAGATGTAGAGAAAGATGAAGTAGAATGAGCATAGAAAGAGTTATTTTTGATAACTTAATCTTTAATGAAACTTATGGAAGAAAGGTTATTCCTTTCCTCAAAGAAGAGTATTTCTCTGATAGAAATGAAAAGATTGTATTCAATCTAATTGATGATTATGTAAAAAACTATAATTCTTTTCCAACAAAAGAAGCACTCTATATTGACCTTACAAACAAGGAAGGGATCAATGAAGATTCCTTTCAAACTTGTAAAGAAATAGTTGATAATATTAACAAACAATATGACACAGATTTGGACTGGTTACTTAACCAAACAGAAAAGTTTTGTCAAGAGAAGTCTGTGTATAA